CTACCGCCCCATGAATCGCGCCGTCCGCTGGCTTTGGTCCAACGGAAGCCCGTAACCGATCAAGCAGAATTGGTCCAGAGCGAACAGTACAACCGATTCGAGGGACCCTCCCAGCGCCAGCCGTTGCTCTTTCTGCCACGGCGTTGTCGGATCGCTGATTCCCACCAGATGGCTGCTTTGCGAAGCGGAAAAGCCCAACACTCCGGGCAGTTGAATCGATTGCGCCGCACCGTTCAAATCGCGATTGCCGGTATAGGTGAAGTTCTCCGTCTTCAGGCAAGTCAGGTTTGCCGGAGTCCAGTCGCCCTTGGGAAAGTTGATCAGTTGATTGAGCGCCGTGGCGTTGACGTCTGCTGGATAAAGAACCTCGAACCGCGCGTTTGCGTGATTCTGGCGCACAAAATTGCGAATCGTCTGCGTGAAAGTGCCAATCAGAGCTGGTAGAAACGCGCATTCCTGAGTCAACCCTGCCGGGTCTGCATACTGATTCGCGATGGTCGCCATCGGTCGCCCGTATGTCGATTGAAAGGTCGACGCGGTGTAAGCGTCATAGAACGGCATGCCCGGCTCAGTCACCGTGGCGGCCGACTGGCCCGGAAAATACCACCATTGCACTTCGCCGAATTGCAGATAGGGCACAAGGCCGGCGTTCGCCATTAAGGTCGCCATGTCTAAGTAGACCTGCTGCCAGAACGCAGTACTAGCCGGGCTGAAGTTAGTCTGCAAGGCCGGCGTGTTCAACCATGCCGCGTCTCCGTTCGGGTAGCGTTGCGCCATGCCGGCCTGCAGGCTGTCGTCGCCATTCTGTAGTTCCATACTGAACGATGCGGCGGCATCGATGCCGTAGCCTTTCAACGCCTGGAAGAACGCGGTGTTCCAATCCCGTGCCGCGCGATTGATCCGCGGCAGCGCGGAGAGGTCCGTCAGCCACTTGCCGTCGTTTCCGCCGGCGAGGGATCCACTCGATACCGCGGTCAGCGGCGTGGGATTGTTCTGGGAATTGTTGGTCACGGCCGAAATCGCCATGCCGTTGCCTGCGATTCCCAATGTGCGTGATGTGACGGTCAGCGTACTGCCCGCCGCGCTCGCCCAAACACCCGTTGAGCCTGCGTTGATCTGCAGTGCGAAACATAGTGCCAGGCTGGCCGCTGTGTCGCCAATTAGGTTCACGTGCTGGATCGCTGTGGCCCCCAGGCAGACCTGCGTCGTCTCTCCGAACTCCGGGCTTCCGCCGAACGTGATCGTCCCCGCGGCATATTGCAGCGTCGGATTGCACAACTCGTAGAACCACGACGCGCCGGCGTAATGGTTGGCGCGGCCGTGAAATCCCAGCGTGTCGATCAGCCAGGCGGTGCGCTCTGGCGCTAGGGCAATCGAGTGCTCCGTATCCCAGTCGGTGGCGAGGGTTGTAGTAGGAATCGCGCCGAAACTGGGCAGGGTGCTGGTGGGCAGCGCCAGTTCCAGAAAATCGAAATACACAGCCGTCCCGGCGGTCCCGCAATGCGTGATGGTGACGGTGTGCTGCTGCAGTCCGCTGAATTGCCCCAGTGCCATCCGCACCAGTACGTCTTCGCCGGGGAGTGCCAAACCCAGGGTCTGTGGGTTGCCGCCGTCTATCTGTACGGAGATCTGCCCGCCGGCCGCCAGACGCCGCGTCCCCAGATAGAGGGTGTGATCCGCACCGGCTGTGTAGGAGCAACCAAGCGCAGACCCAGGCGTGGTCGTGTACTGTATGGATCCGCCCGAAAAATTCCCGGGGCTCTGCGTCCACTGGGAGGCCGGCGAATAGGTCACTGCGGTGTCGCCATCCTCAATTCGACGGCTGCCGGTGCCGGCAACTTGATAGGCCAGGCCGCTTCCCGTCACCTTCCAGTTCGTAACTACTACGGAGAATTCGCTCCGCTCGAAAACCCCGGGCTGCAGAGGTGCAGCCCAAGTCCAGCGCATCTTCCGGATGCGGGTGGTCGGCACCGGCACCAGCGCCGTGCGATCCGGGTCGATGTATCCTGTGAGCGCGCTGAAGTTCAGGTTCACCTGCCATTGCTGCGGTGAAGCGCCGCCGCTGAATGCAGCCGAGACGGGCGACCATATCTCCGTTCCTGAGCCATGCACCGTGCCGTAGACACCGATCAAATTGGCGTTTTCGCCGGCTTGCGCCGCGTAAGAAAGAGTGATCTGCGCGCCGCTTGCGGCTGCCGTTACGGTGCCGTCGCCGAATTGATCGATGGCGCCTGCCAGGGCCGCGGCGGCGCTCTCCAGCGTGTCGCTTCCCAGCAGGCAGTAGTTGTAATGCTCCGTCAGCCAAGCCAGTTCGATGTAATCTCCGGCTGTCGCGACGCCTTGCAGCGTGAATTGTACGGTCGCTCCGGCGTAACCTCCGTTCGAAGGCGTCGAGTATTGGATCAGCGGAACGTCGAACAGCGTATCGACTCCATTGGTTTCCGCCCAGATTCGCAGATAGGGCCACTCTACCGTCGGGTAGAGTGTGGAGTCCATTGCAATACAATTCGTTCGGACTTCCTGATAGCTGAGGTGAACGCCGCTCAAGTCGCCATCCGGAAGATTGCGCAAGGCCGGATGCTCAAAGACGTTGTCGCGGTTCCACTCCAATACGGCCCAATCGAACTGCTGCCGCCAGCTACCCGAGACCGTGAATCCGTTCGCGCTGGTCTGGCTGAGCGCGGCCGCCGCCGTCGGTTCCTGGAAGTAGCATTGCAGGTCCCGGTCGGGCCGCAATTTCGTGAGTTGTTCTGCCATTAGAGTCTGATCAGCACCGTCAGATTGGCGCCCGGATTGGTCTGTCCCACAGAGGTCACTGCGCCGGTCAACTGAGCTCCCGCGGTCAGGGGTGGCAGCGTGTTTCCATTAACGCTGCTGGACATCGTCGCTCCGGCTGGAAACGTCAGCGCACAGTACAGCGCGCCGTTGAGGTTCACCTGAACCTGTACCACCGCATCGGCCGCCGTTCCCAGAACCGCGTAAATGTCCCGCACGGCGTGCGACGCTTCCAGCACAATCGGCGGCGCCACCGGTTGTTGCACCGCCAGGTAGCCATCCACCTGAATCGAATACTGCCCGCCCGACAGGGTGCGCAGTCCGTTGTCGTCGTTGTGCGTCAGGTTGATCCCGGCCGTCACACTGTTTCCTACGTCATTGGTCACGAACAGTTCCGCGCAGGCCATGCGCGCGTCCGGCAGCGTTACCGGATAGCTCCAGTTGCCGCAATAAGGGCTGCCAAAGAAATTGGCCGGAAATGGCGCGATTACGGTTTGGCTGGCCAGGTGGTAAATCGGTGCTGACGCCGCATGGGTGGCCGCGGTGGTTCCGTCGATCCCTCGCGTGACGCTGTACTCGGCGCCACCGTTCGCCACTGCTGTTACCCGCAGGATTTCAGCGTCGATTTGCAAAGTACTGCCTACGACGCCCGGTCCTGCCGCCGACAAACTCAGAGTCTGGTCCGCGCTTCCCATCGCGCCTGCCAGCAAAGTGGTGGGCGTTCCCAGCAGTTCGTCCCAGTAATAAAGAGTGAGCGTGCCCGAAGAAATCGAGCTGGTATTCGTCAAGTCGGTGAACGAAACTCCGCTCAAGACCGCCGTGCCGCCGGCCGTCCCCGGACCCATGCCAAAGAACGGCTGCGGCGGTACCTGGGTATCGGCGGCGCCTGAGCCTCCAATAGCCCATCGTGTCACCAGGCAGAGCCCCGGCGCGCATTCCGCGTTATTGACATTGGCGGAACGCCCGGTAATCTGTACGAGTTCGCCCGATCGGTTGGGGATTGCAAACTGCACCGGGCTGCTTTGGGTGATCGCCGCGAAATGCCAACCGGCCTCTGCGATTACAAAGAAGCTGGTTGCGTCCGGTTCGACTATCCAGGGCGGCGAAACAGTCACGCTGGTAGCGGTGTTCGCCAATATCGGGTACTCCTGCCCAGCGCCGGTGCCTCGCGTGATTCGCACCGTCATTCCGGCGTAACCGTTCACTGCCATCTGCAGCGTATTATTTGACAGCGAATTTGCCGTCTGTGACGTCACTGGCATTTCCGGCTGCAGTTCTCTCCGCCAATAGAAATTGGCATGATCGAAATTCGAATCGGGTGGCGCGACCAGTTGATCGGCCAGGCCCGTGTCGGCAAACTGTGCCGCCAGAGCTTGGTTTGAAGCGATTCGGAATAGTTGCGCCGGCGTCGCGCCGCGATATACACTGAAAGCCGTGGTTCCCGTTGCAAAGCTAAGACCAGTCAGCGTTACGGTGCTGGTGTCGCTCACAACCGTGGCGCATACCACGAAGGAAAGAGCGCTTTCCGCACTTGCGGCATTTTCGCCGCTGACCGCATAGTACAAAGTCTGTCCACCCTTCAGCGTTCCGCCGGTGCCCACCGCCGGGGAAAGAGCCAAAAGCGGCGTGCCCGGCCCGACGCCCACAGCGATGGCCGGCGGTACGAAACTAACTGTCGCGCTCGACTCTATCGTGCCATCGCTGTTTGTGGTCGCGGACTCCTCCACTCCAAACTGCAGGTTGCCTTGGGCGTCCAATACGCTGCCCACCAGAGGGCGTGGCACGCCGGTCGCGGCGTTGCAACTGAGGTTCGTTCCGGTTCCCGAGGTCACCTGTCCGTTCGTATCGCCGTACCAGGCATCGTCGTGGATATGCGCCGTGATCGTGGTGGTCCGGTAATTGGTGGACGGAGAGATCTTCGACACGCGGAACGGCTGCCGGTTGAATCCCTCCTTTTGGTAGGTCACTGTGATGATGTCGCCCGGACGAACTCCAAAAACTTTCACGCTCGTTTGAAACTGAATGCAAGTGTTGCCGTAAATCGTCTTGTCCAGGTTGAATTTCAGTATTCGCGCGGCCTGGTCGTAGTGCGGCAGCCCCACAGCCATCAGGGTCGCCGAGACTTGCTGACCCACTAGCGCGAGGTCGTCCGGATCGACCATCTCGTAGCTGTCCTGCTGATAGCCGTTGAGCGCATCCTGGAACTCCACCGTCATGCGGTTGGGAGTGTCGGCGATGCTGCGCGAAGTCAAGGTCACGGTCGGTTCTCCCGTCGTCTTCCGCAGAATGCCGGAGACTCCCGTGCTGCCGTCGCCGAATTCATAGGCCGGCCAACCGCCATTCAGCTGCTCGGTGCTGTTCGACCCTGCTGGCGCCAGTGGCATCTGCAGCGCCACCGTGTTCTCCACGTTGAGCTGCAGCGCGCCGCCGGAGGTATAGGTCAGGTACAGCCGCGCACAATTGCGAATGCCGCGCACCAGATCGCCCGCCGTGCGCCGGTTTTGGAGTACCAGATTGCACTGAAAACGCGGTAGCGAGATGGTGTTCCCATTCGGATCGATCACGTTGATCGCCTCATCGCAATACGCCGCCGTCTGCGCGAAGCTGACCAAATCGATTTCTGATGCCGCCCAGCCGCTTCTTCGCAGGACGTCTAGAAGCGCCCACGCCGGATTGCTGGAGAACTGGTCGCTGATATAAGTCCCGTCAGGGCCGTAAACCGGAACCAGCAGCCCCTGCGCCAGCACCTGAACGCTTGGCAGCGAGTTGCCGTTATTGAGCTGGTTCGGAACCACCACGGATAAGTACGCCATGCTGCCATACGGATCGCCCGCCGGATTCCCGCTGGCGTCCGTGAAGTTCGGATCCCGGCAGCCGTCTCTGGTTCCAAGAGTTTCGACATTATACCATCCGGTGGCTGTCATGTTCTGCCCGTTGATGCCTAAGGGAATCTGCACGCCGCTCACCAGGACGGTCAGCACACCTTGCATCTGTCCGATTCCTAGCAGCACTTCCAGGCGCGTCAGATTTCCGTCGTTACGCGCAAAAACCACTTCCGGGAAATACCATGCCGTGCCGTAAACCATCGGCACATAGTCGTTGTAGCGTGCCTGGTTGATCGACAGATTTGAAGTGGTCCAGTCTTTCCCGTATCCGCGTACGGCAATGGCTGGCGGAACAAACTCAAGCCCGCCGAATCTGGTGAACATCCCACGCGCTTGGCAATCCGGCCGCGTATAGCCGCACGTCGTGTAGGGTGCGCTTCCGTTCATGGCTCCGCATCCCCCGGCTACGTCTGGCGAGTATCCGCACCGGTAATACATCGAGTATTTGCCGTCCGCTCCGCCGCTCATGGCCTCCGTCCGTTGGTCCAGAGTCGACGGAAAGGTCCACGGGCAGCGGCACTGAATTCGAACTTCCGGCAACACCAGCCGTTGCAGGTTCATGCGGTTATTGGCCGTCAAGCGAAAGGTCGCTTCCTGAATCTGGTCGGGCGGGTTGCAGACTCCCTGAAAGACTACCTGCGCATCGGTCAGCGGAACGTTGTTGCGCAAGTCGTAAAACAGAAAGCTCACCGTTAGCGCCGCGCCCTTCCACCCGCACGATTGCTCAATCTCCGAAAAATGTGAATCCGCGTTGGCCAGCACTATCGAAATGAGTGGGCTGCCGTCAACCCCTTGGTCGGAGGCGGTCTGAATATCGAACGCGCTGTGCCGCAGAACCCGCGCCGCATAGGCCGTCTGTCCGACCGTCACCGCGTGGGTGCTCCAGCTATCGGTCTGCCCGTTAGACAGCGTGCAGTCGAACACAATCAGCGGCGTGTCTACTACCGCTTGTTCCTTGAGATCAGAGATGGCTTGCATAGAGGATATTCATCGTGACGGAGTGATTATTCACGCCCTGCGACGTAACTGTGAGCGAATCGTCGCGCAAGCGCGCGGCTGGATACACGCCGCCCGCCGTGCTTGACTGGTATTCGGAAGGAGCCACCTGCGGCTCTGCCTGCATTCCGTAAACGTCGATCGCGGCCCCAGCTGGAAACTCCAGCCCCAGCAGGATGGATGCCGCCGCCGCGTCGCCCCTTCCAGCGAATGCAATGCGGGTCCAGCCGGGCTGGACTGGCTGCGTGGACCGGTTGGTTCCGATCAACATCGTCACTGTGGTGGCCGCGGCTGCTTTGACCCAAACACTGAGGCAATACGCATAACCTCCCGGCGCCGCCAGAGTCTGGATGAGGCTCTGCGGACCCGTGCCCGAATTGGTGATTAGCCAGCCGTCCATTCCGCCGTTTGGATCGGCGACGCCACCGGTCGCATTCAGGAAAGAGCTCAGGCTCCAAACCACGTTGCTCAGCTGGTCGCTCCATGCGAACAGGTTACCGGCGGGATCGAGAAAGGCAAATCCGTTGAGCGTTCCTTCGGCCGCCGCGAAAAACTGTTGGAGAGCCGCCAGTTCGCCGTCGCTCAATCCGTCATACTGCAGCTGCCACTCGGTCAGCACCCCATTTGCATCGGCCAGCTTAATCACGCTGCCGTCGGCCGCCGCATTGACTACCGTTCGTTGCCGCCACCGCTTCTGGATCGGGAACTGGCTCAGCGCGCCCGTCGTCAGTTGTGGATAAACAAGCATGACCCTATCCCCGGTTCTCCATCACGGTCAGGGAGGTGGTGCCTCGCATTTCCCCCTGCCAGGTTTGGTCCAGTTCGTCGCTCGCCAGACTGCAATCCGGGTATACCGTGCCATCCCACGGGTCTGTGAATGCAAAGCTGCCAAACTGGCCCTGGTCGCCGGAGAAAAACTCCGCGATCGACGCCATTTCGCTTTCGTCCAGATCCACGAACTTCAGTACCCAGCGATGCAGCGGACCTGCCGAATCGCGATACCGCTGCTCCGTCCCATCCAGAAATCGGAGCGCCTGGTTCTGGTACTTGATGGTCTTCGACGCCGGGTACTGCGCCACGGCGCTTGTCTTCAATTTCGGGAAGGTAGCCATATCAGAGATCGCTCAGTACGTCGTTTATCGAACTCATGTTCAACATGGCGGAGCGCACCGCCATGGCAATGTCACTGCTATGATCCATGAACCACTGCGAATCGATTGCCGGCACATTCGCGTTGGTCTGCGGTTCCGGCGGTGCCGGCGAAACGGCTGCCGGCGCCGTAGCCGGCGAGGGACCGGACGTCCCTGCGTACGTCCTCGGCGCGTCCGTCTGATCGTAATCCATGGCGCTGATTCCACTGCCGGTATCGGCGCCTTCAAAATCGATTTTCTCCGGCATAACGTACTTGGTCAGGGCGGCCGGCGCGCTACCGCCGCTGGTGAAGAGCCCGATCAGTCCGGTTACCAGCGGGATCAATCCCAGACCGCTCTCCAGTACCGTTGTGGCGATCGACGATGCCTCGCTGCCGGCGCTCTTTGATGTGCTCGAACTGCTTTGCCCGGACACCTGCGGGGTACTGCCGCTCGTTTGCCCTATTACGCTCTGCAGTGACTCCGCCAACTCATCGCTGGCATTGACGATCGGCTCCAGAACATCCACCTGGCTGCCGGCTGCATTCGAGAAAGAGTCATAGAGTGCGTCTTGTGTTGTGCTGGCCATTGTCCATCTCCAAACGAAACGCCTTTTCCAAAATCACGAACGCCTCCACTTGCCGTGCGCTCAATTCGCCTGTGTAAAGTGCGCGTAGACGCCGCCGCACCAGGAACTCCTCCACCAGGCTCTGGCTCTCCGCCGTAATCGTCGGCCTGGGACACGTATCGAGCGCCACGCCGTTGCGCACCCAGACCGGCACACCGGACGACGCTTCCCCATCGGCCAGCCAGCCACAGCGGCGCTTTTTTTCCAGGCGGGATTTTCGGCAGATGTCGCACCTCCAACCGGCCTGGTTGGATAATTGAAATTGGAAGGCGACAATTAATTTTTTCGTTCGGACTCGTTCAGGCCCGCTTCGGCCCTGACGGCTGCCAGCGCTTCCAGAAACAGGTTTTCCGGTCCTGCTTCGGCCAGCGATTCCGGAGTGGCTTCGAGACCATCGACTTGCAGTCCCGCCACAGCCCGCAAACCCCACGCGACGTATAGGCGGTTGACTTCGGATTGCAACAACGCCGCGTCCATCTTGTCGCCGGGCTCCTGGCCGGCTTCCAGAAATTCCATGCGGCCGGCCAATTCCCGGATCCGTCGCATCAACTCGGTGCGCCTGCCGAACGACATTCGGGAGACCGTGTAGGACACACCGGTCGCCAGACGCGATTCCACAACCGAAACGCTCTCGTAGTTCATGGCGCTATCCGAACGCCACGGCGATTTCGTTGTCGATAGTCCCCTGAGCTCGTGATGGACGAAATTTCCACTGCAAACGGTTCTTGTTGTCGTCGAATTCCGGCACCACGGCAATCACGCTCTGGAGGTAGACTCCCATCAGGTGTCCCGGCGCATCGCCCAACTGGAACATCACGCTGATCGGCGACTGCTGGCGGGCTGCCTGGTAAAGCGCGATTGTGTTGCTGTCGTCCTGGCCGTAAAGTTCGAACGAAGCAGTCACACTCCGCGCCCCCGGAGAGATCGCTTGGGGCAGACTGGAGCCGAACTCATTCGTGCGCGCATCCAGGTTGTTTTTGAGAACAATGGAGGCTTTCGTAACGGTGAAGAACTGCGCCTCTGATGTTCCCAGCCACGCTTGTCCCAGGTTGCCCGGCACAATCGAGTAATCGAACGCGCCCAGTGCCGGTTCGGCCGGGAAACTGGTCAATGCCTGCGCAACGCCTGTGCCCGACCCCAGACTGCTGCTGTCCACCACGTCCTGTGCCAGCCCGGTGAACTGGAACTCGTGGTAATCGCCGTTTACGTCGATCTCCATTTGGTCCACAGCCGCTCCGCACAGCAGTCGCTGCACCGCCGTCGCGGGGCTCCAATAATCGAAGATTCCCACGCTCGGCAATTCCGTCGCTGCCCCATACGTGATGGCCGGCCCCACCGCCGATCCGGCCGCGGGAACCGTTGTAAACGGGGCGTTGAGCTGCACATTCTGGGCGTCCACAATCGCCGCCACAAACCGCATCTCGCCATTGCATGTCACGGCCTGTCCGGCGTTCAGCCCGTGCGGCGCGGCAAATCCCAGCCGGCCGGCTGCCGTGCTGGAAGCCACTGACCCGCCCGCAAACAGCAGCGGTATACCCCCCATCGCGGCTTGAAACAACGGCCCGTAGCTCGGTCCGCCGCCGCTCGTTGACCACGAAGTCAGGTAGGTCTGCAACTCGAAGTTCGTACGCCGCCGGCCGCCCACCGGCAGACCCGGAAACGTCCGGCTGCCTGTCTTGTCTTTGCGGTTGGCCACTTCGAGTTGCTGTTGGATGGTCAGTTTGACTGCCGGTATCCGATTGCCGGCCGTGATGGGTGGGACTTGTCCGTATGCGCTTTCCAGCGCCGTATAAAATCGGTTTGCGTTAGACGAAATATAGGCCATATCAGTTCTTACTCACTCCCATCTCAAAGGTGATCTTGGCTATCTGAATGAAATTCTTGCCGCCGTGCTTCACGGCTCCGAACGCTACCTGGTATTCGCCGGCGTAGAAATCGCCGTCGCCCCAATCGCCGCGACTAGCTGACAGGACCTGTACCAGCGCATCGGCATAGAGTTCCAGGTTGTCTTGTAGTCCGTCCAGCCGGTCCTGCGAGTGCCGAAGTTCAATCGCCATCTGGACGGTGCCCGAAAAGCTGCGAAACTTCTCCACAAGACTGTTGACAATCTTTTCGCAGTACACATTCAGCGATGGATACTGCATGGTGTTGCTTTGGTCAGCCGCGTCGGGCGCTACATTCTGCGACCGCACCTGGCCGGGGCTGAAGGAGCCCGGAGCCGCCACGCTCCCCTGGGTCAGTGCGGCCAGGACGGAGTTCACGCCCGTCGGGCCGGTGATCAGTTGCAGCACCTTCGCCGAAATCGCGCTTCCAATTGTCATGACGTTTAGCCCCGCTGGATGATTCTCGGCGCCGGTCTCAGATAGCTTGGCAATTGGCCGTTGCCTGGTCCGCGTCCGCCCGTCGTTATCGTTCCCGGCTGCAGCCACGTCTGGCCCAATCCGATGGGCGGCGCGTTCTGCAACTCCAGGCCGTCCGGGTCGGTCCCCACGTAGACATTCCAACCATTCGCGCTCGGCGGCGGCGCCGGCGGTAGAACCTGTAGCGAACTCTGGGCCGTGGTGATGGCCGAAGTTATGGCGGGAGCGCCTTCTTCGTTCGTGGAGTTCGTCCACGTCATCGTGACGTAGTACGTGTTGTCCGGCAAGTTGCCGGCTGCCGCCACCACGCTTGGCGCCTTGGCCCGCGCCACGGGCGTCCCGACAGTCCCGATGCCGGTCGCCGCCAAAAGGTCGCGGGCTTGCTTCGCCTGTTCGTGAAACTGATTGCGCCGGGCGGCATAACGGTCGTTCAACTGGCTGGCGAATGCGTCCGCATACACAAGTTCCAGGGAACGAAAGGTGTGCCACAGTTTCAGCGCCCGCGTCACCACCACGATTTTGAGCGACGGCGGCTGCGCCGGCCAGGACCACTGGTTGACGAAGCTCATCCGGTCCAGCAAAGTGGTGAGTTCGAGAGCCAGTTGCTCCTGAGCCAGCGCCAGCTTCTGCGTCACGTCGATCCCTTCGACGTTCGCCACGTTCTGGAGCTGAGAGTCCTGTGCCGTCAGATCTTCAATGCTCGAAACGGGACCGTCTGTGAACAGAGCCATGGGAACCGCCTATGCCTTTCCGGGCTTGCCGCCCTTGATCTGTCTGAATTCATCGCTCGAAACCAGCGCGATTTGGACCTTCTTGGCTTCCGCTGCCGCCTGGGCCAGCCGCCGTTCCTCCGCTTGCAGTCCGCGAAATTCCGTGGCCTGGTCTTCCGTAGCCTCCATCGCCGTCCCCTCGACGATCATCTTGGCGGCAACCGCGGCCGTCACTTCGGTGAGTACGCCCGTCTTGCCGCCGTCTCCCGTTTCCAGGCTCACCACCACGGGATACGGCTCCTTGAACGCCGCCTCCTTTTCACTGATTTTCTGGTAGTACTGTCTCAGGTCCATGCTGTTCTCCTTTTGTCTTCGCTTTCTTGGGGCGGGGTTGGCCATCGGACGCCCCGCCCCAAACACTGCTACGTGTTCACCTGCACGCCGGCTGCGTTGCGCAGAACGCCGCATCCATACAGAATGTCGACTGTGAACTGTTGCGCCAGCGTATTCGGCTGGTAGCTCATCACAACTCGCATGCCGAAATTGCCCAATTCGGCGTATTCCGCAATCGCGCCCGTGCCCGGCAGCGGCTGCGGCAGACGGCGGATCACCAGGCCAAGCGCGTCGCGAGTGAACGCGAGGTTGTGCGTGTTGATGTTAGGGCTCGTGCCCGTCTTCGGAACCAGTTGGGATCGGAACACAAAGAAGTCCTTGATCTTGCCCACCGTTCCGCCGATCAGCGCCATCAAACCGGCGTCGCCGGCAGTCTGGAATTCGCTGAATCGCGGGATCTGCCGCCAGGCGGAGTATGCGGCCGCGTCCACTACCATGTACTTCTGTTCGGATGGCGGAATCTTGGCCAGGAACAGCGCGGTTTCCGCCGCATCGATGGTCGGCTCGGTGATGGGCGTAGCCGCCGTGCCCACCGGCGTGTTGGCCGTAAAGCTGGCATACAGACTCAGAAGATCGCTTTCCACCTTCTCGGCGATAGCGATCACCGCCGGCTGCATGTAGACTTTCAGCAGGTCCGGCACCGCCAGCACCTTGGTGACGTCCGGAATCTGGAACGTGGCCTCAGCGTGCGTGTTCAGCACGATCTGCGCATTTCCCAGGTTCGGATTCTGCGGCTGAACCGAGCCACCCTGCAGAATGTTGTTGGCTACCATCGACGGCGCGATCGGCACGTTGACCGTGTCTCCGGCATTCGCCAGCACCGGTTCGTAATCGCGGTTCACCAGGTTCCCCATCACCAGGTTCGCTACCAATGCCGGCAATGCGTCCGCCGCCACCAGCTTCACAATCGCGCTGGCGACATTATTTGATGTAATTGCTCCCATTCTTTCTCCTTGTTGATTGACTTGTTCTTGCCGGCCAGTCTGCCGGTGCTGCTACATGCCCCGAAGGGATTGTGATGCAACGCGCACGATCTCCTCACGTACTCGCTGCATCTGCTCCGCGCTCATACCTGGGCGGATTTGGTCGATGCTGACTGCCTCTCTGCCCACAACGGGTGCCTTGAGGGTTGCCGTCATCCCGGTTCCCCCCGCAATCCGAGCCGGCAGGAATTCCGGATTCTCATTGACGAAGTTGGTGAGGTAGTCCTTGACCGGCATTTCGCCGCTCTCGGCCCGCGCCACCAGCCGTCCATCTTCGGTACGTACGATGCCGTCCTGCACCGCTTTGAAAGCCAGATCGATCTTGGCTACACCTAGCCGCTGCAGTTCCGCCCGCACCGAAGAGCTGCGTTCGGCCTCTTCCGCCGCCTGGCGGCTGCGTTTATTCTCGGCCACGAGTTCGTTCATCCGGCGCTCCAGGTGCTCGCGCCGCTTACGCTCTTCCAGCAGTTCCGCTTTGTAGGCCGGCTCGCTCTTGGTTTTCTCATCCTTTACAAATTCCTGCACCGCCTGCCGCACAATTGCTTGAATATCCGTTCCTTCCATAGCTCTCCTTATGTCTGTTCGATCTCCTCGGCGACCCGGTTCTTGATCTCCTGTCGCTCATCGCTGAGGTATTTGAGGGCCAGTTTCTTGAACACCTGCTTTTTCAGAGTCACCGACCCGATTCCTAAGTCCAGCAGCTTCTTGGCATCGTCGAGCTCCGTGCCGAGGTCATTGATATCGAACTCGTCCATGCCCACCACGTCGATGGTCACGCCGTCCTGCCTGGCCCCGGCTACTGCTCGCAAAATCTGTCGCAAGGTCTCTTTGACCGCATCGCCATAGGCCCGCAGCACCTCTTCGGTTGTGCTGAAGTCCAGTTGCTTACTCAGCGCGGATTGGCGGCCGCTCGAGCCGTCGCCGGCCTGGGTCATCAGGTAACAGACCCGATAGATTTCGTCTTTCAACACATCCAGGTTGTCTGCGGCGATCTGATAGACCTTGCCTTCGGGTTCGGTCCACCCGAAGCGGTCGTTCGGTCCCATCTGGATGTAATAGGATTCGCCGGCGATCTGGTTCCATTCACGATCTGAATAAATCACCGGCGTGGCGAACAGTCCCATAGTCAGTGCCCAGGCCAGTGCATTTGACTTATTAAAATGTTCTAGCTGGAGCAGGGCGGACTTATTCATCAGCCACAGGCCGTCAGTCACTTTTACCTGAAATACCGGCACGCGATGAAGTGACGCCAGCGCGTGAGACCCCTGGTCGATCAGTTCGATCGGGCTGCTCTCACCGGCCTTGCGGTAGATCTGAAAGTTCTCGCGGTTGTAGTAGATCCAGCGGGTTTCGCTCTCCCACTTTGGGTCGGTCACTTGCGATAGCTGCAGGCAGGATGTGCGGATGACAATCCATTCCAGACCGCCAGTCTCGTCGAAATTCCAGTTGATGACTTCTTCCGGACCGTAGTCCACCAGGTAGGCGCGCGATTGGCCGGAGGCGTCCTCTTCCGCGCGAGACCGGGCCGCTCCGGTCGTCTTTGGAAAGTCCACTACGATGTAGCTCGACCCGCAGACCGCCGTTTGCACGAAGCGCTGCCGGAAGAACTCAGGAATGCTGGTTCCCTTCAGATCGCAGTCGCTGTAGAGCAGATTATAGAAGTCCTTGGCCGCCGTGTCGTTCCCTTCAAAAAGCAGAGCCGGCGCGCAGCGCATCAGCGTGGATGCGTACCAATCGATGATCGAGCCGATGTAGTTCTGGTAAAAGACTCGGCTCAGCCGCTCCTGGTAGATGGGGCCTGGCTCCTTGTGGCGGCACGTCAGGTATTCGGAGGCGTTCAAGCGAAACTGCTCGCCGCCTGCGTAGAGGTCTTTGTACTGTTTCCACATCCGCCTCCGGGCGATGTATTCAGGGTGTTCGCGGTTGATGTTTTCCATGGTTAGCAAATCCGATTTGGCTGGAACCCTATCTTCTGGCCGTTCCTGTCTTCCTGCCATAGCAGATATCCCAGCGCGTCCGAAGCGTGCGTCCTCTTACGGTCGCGGTCCTTGTCCACCTGAGTGGAATCGGCCTTGTAAGATACCTGCTCAAGATCCTGAATCAGTTCTTTGCACTTGGCATCCACCAGAAGGCCGACGTTACCCGAGGCGGATTTCAACTTGGCGTTGGTCAGGTTGATCCGGTCCCGCACGCCTGGGTTGGATGGCGGCACTTTATAAGTCACTCTGGTTATGCCCTTTTCGCCGAAGGCCGCCCGGATCATCTGGTAGTCCGAACTGCCGGAGGTCTTCAGGTTGTTACCCGATGCATCTCCATAAACCGTCACGCCCAGGGGATGTGCGGGGTACCGCTTGATGAATGCCTCCACGGCATCGTAGGTGCTGGCGTGCCGGATTACAATCTCATCCAGTACGCGAAAGACTCCGCCGTTGAATTGGGCCACAATTGAACTCATCGGGTCCACGTTGAAGTCCAATGCCCAAAGCAGCGGCACATTCGGGTCGACGGCCATCCGCTGAATGTGAACGCTTCGGTCAAAGGCGGCGTACACTTGGCTGCCGTCCAGACTCACATATTCGCCCAGAGCTTCCTGGGCGAAGAACCGCTGGTCGTAACTGTCTTTCAAACGCTCGTAGTAGTCCGGCACTTGCGCCAACAGGTGCTTGTTTTCGTCCGGCTTGGCGACAACCGCAACGTGGCCTCGCACTTTCGTTTCGCCGATGAACCGCCGGTATACCCAGTCGTAGCCTTTTGGTGTCCAGGCGGCGAACCCACAGATCCGATGCGCTTTGGGGTCGCGTAAGCGGCCTTCCAGGCGGAGCCATGCTTCTTCGGCGGTGTAAGTCAATTCATCCAGTCCGAACCAGGCCAGGTTGGTGCCGCGCAAGCGCTCGAATTCCTCCATCGAACGAAAGAGAATCTTGGACCTGCTGTCTTTCAGGACCACGGTGTTTTCCGCTTTGTTGTGCTCGATCGGTATCTCGTTTTCTTCCAGTATTTCGAAGAGGGCGGCCTGTGTGGCATCGCGTAACATAGAATAAGTCGGGGCGCCCAACAACCCGGTTCGTCCCGGATTTTGATAAGCCAACCGGATCGCCTCCTGACAGAGAGCCTGGCTCTTGCCGCTTCCGACCGGGCCGGAAAAGCCCTTGAACCGCGCAGGACTATCGTGAAACAGCTTCTGCGACGGGAGCGGATCGTATTCTATTTCTCGTCGGATGACGTTGTCTCGGGACCGACCCATGTCACTTGCACCTCCTTCTCCTGGAAGTCATCCTCTAACTCCTTCTCGAGTTGGAGAAGCTTGAGATACTCCGCAACCGTGGGTTTGAAACTCTTCTCCCGCAATTTCTCGTCGTAACTGGCAATCGCCTTGTCTAATAATTCCGATACTCTTACGTGCTCCCGGATTAGTTCCCAATTGCCGCATTGTTTGCAGTCTTGTTTTTGTGCTGTGGTCGATTCGGTCTTGTCCATGCTGAGCCCCCAAATGGAAAACGGCCTCGCTGCGTTTCGCGAGGCCGCGTAACTCTTTACCCGACTTGAGAGTAACATCGGGCCTGAACTACTAAGACTGTGACGGAGGGCTAACTGGCTGAAAAGAAGTCTAATATAGTAACGAAAAACTTGTCACCGGCTTGCAAGAGTCGCCACAAAAGCTGAATTGGCTTCTCGCAGGTGAGGTGGAAGGCCGCTTTTCGCGGTTCGCACCATGCCTCGACCCGTCAGGGTGACGATGGTGTGCGGTGCTGCCAAGGGTCCTACCGTGCGGCCAGCAAAGCGGGGGCCTTGTCGGCTATCGGAGGCGCCTCCACATTCCACCGCTTGATCCAGAGGAAGAGCGTCAGCAAGCCCCACAAGTGGTATCCGGCATTGATGCGCCGTTCCATGTGGTCACGAATCAGAGTGTGGATGGCGCCGGAATCGAAGACGCCAGTGGCGTCGATGGCGCTGGTGGTCAGCGTATCCATCAGCAGGGTTCGCAACGGTCCTCGAAACCACTCGTGCGTCGGAATATCGAAGCCCGATTTCTTGCGGTCGAGTACAAAGTCCGGCAGTTTGCCCCGCATCAGCTCTTTCAGAATGACCTTCTGGCGGAAGCCCTGGATCTTCATCTTCTCCGGCAGCGAGCGCGCGAATTCCACGATGCGGTGGTCCAGAAATGGAGGACGCACTTCGAGGGAATGCGCCATGCTCATCCGATCGGTCTTATATAGAATGTCGTCCGGCAGGTAATAGGCTTGGTCCACTTGCATATACCGGTCGATGGTGCCCGCGCCTTGGATTCCCAGGCGCTCCACCAGCGGCCGCAGCCCGCTGTCGCTCGATCCGTGCCGGATCTGCCGGCGCCCGGCGGGCGAAAAGGTCCCGTTCCAGAAAAAGTGCGCCTCGTCGGGGTCGAGAAAGCTTCCCTCCACAAAACGCTTCAGTTTGTATTCCAGGCTGATCTTGTCGTCCGATACCGGCAGAAAGCGGTTCATCAAGCCGCTTGCCAGATGGCGCAGGGGCCGGGGTAGGGCGCGCAGCGGCCGCGCCAACCGGTCCGCCATGTATGTCGCATACCCGCCGAATAATTCGTCGGCGCCGTCACCCGACAACGCGACGGTTACTTGCTGCCGGCACATGCGCGAAAGGTACCAGATGGGTAGTGCTCCGGCATCCGCGCTCGGTTCATCCGAATAGTAGGCAAAATCCGCGATGGCGTTCTCCAACTCGCGCTCCGGGTTGAGATCGAATTCGTGGTGATCGGTGCCGTATACCCGCGCGATCTCCCGGAAGTAGGGGCTTTCGTCGCACTCGCGGCCGGCAAAGGAAACCGAAAAGGTCTTCAGCCGTCCCGCCGTCTGGCCTGCCGCGTAATGCAGGATGGTTGAAGAATCCAGGCCTCCCGAAGCCCAGACACCCAGCGGAACATCCGAGATCAAGTGCTCTCGAACCGCGTCCCTCAGCAGCCCGTCCAATTCCTCTTTCGCCGATTCCAGAGAGCCGTCATACCGCGCGCCCGCGGACGGCTGGTACCACGTCTCCAGCCGCAGCTCGCCGTGTTGCCATTCCAGCAGTTCTCCCGGCCGCAATTTCGTGATGCCTTCGATCAGCGTGCGCGGTCCCGGCACGTAATTGACGGATAAATAGCTGTCGAGCGCTTCCAGATCCAAATGCCTCGGAACGTCCGGGTGTTCCAGGATGGCCTTCAACTCAGAGCCAAAGTAGACATCGTCGCCGTGCCGGTAATAATACAGCGGCTTGATGCCGATGCGGTCGCGCGCCAGCACTAGACGCTTGCGCGACTCCGTCCACAGCGCGGCGCCGAACATGCCCCGCATGCGCTCGAAACACTTGGTGTCCCATTGCAGAAAGGCATGCAGTACCGTCTCCGTGTCGCAGTGGGAATGGAAACGATGGCCTAGCCCTTCGAGCTCAGCGCGAATCTCCAGGTGATTGTAAATCTCGCCATTGAACGCGATGGCGGTGTCGCCATCGTCGCTGATCATCGGCTGATCGCCGCCTGCCAGGTCGATGATCTTAAGACGCACCGCGCACAGCGTGGCCTCACTGCCTTCGTAGATCCCCTGCTGGTCGGGACCGCGATGGTGGAGGCCTTGATTAATGCGCTGGGCCAGGTCCCTGTTCCGCTTGCCGTTGAGGCTTGTAAATCCTGCAATCCCACACAT